ATCCTCAATATGCTTGTTGAGGCGATCCGTGACTACCCAGTCTGGGACTTGGGGCTGCCGGATGATGAAACGCTACGCCTCGCACCCTATATGGGATCAAGCCACGACTTCGTATTGAAAGACTCAAAGGATAGCATCGTACTGCCTGGTGTCATTGCCGTGGGTAGCGCCGAAAAGCCGGACTCTCTGCGAAGCGCCAACATTGCCGGAGCACACTACTCCGAGGTGGCGGTGTGGCCTGATACTCCAGGCAAGAAATCCGAAGACCTCGTAGCCGACATCTCTGGTGGTATAGTCCAAAGACCTTTGACTATGCAGGTCTATGAGTCCACTGCAAAGACATCGGCAGACTTCTTCCACGATATTTGTATGGCAGCGATAAAGGGCGAGAGCAACTTCCGCTGCGTCTTCATACCTTTCTTCTTCATCCCCCACGATACCCTCACCCTTATTGACAAGGAGGGGTTTGCCCAGTGGCTCTGGGAGCACCGCAACGATGATGCTCCCAGGGATGGGCATCGCAGTCCTGGCAAGTATTACTGGTGGCTCTGGCAGCAGGGGGCTTGCTTCGAGGCGATCAACTGGTATATGTATACCGAGAAGTCTTTCACCAAGCGCTCGCAGATGGTCAACGAGGCACCGGCTTCGCTGGAGGAATCGTTTATGTCGGCGGGCAAACTGGTCTTTGACTTCTTCGATGTGTCCAGGATGATGGAGGGATGCCGACCTCCTGTCTGGGAGGGAGAACTTATCAGCGATGACCGAACTGGGCCGGGAGTCATAGAGAACATCCGCTTCATTGACCAGCCTGGTGGCAAGCTGAAGATATGGGAGATGCCCGATGACTCGCCCATCAATGACCGCTATGCTGTTGCGGTGGATATTGGTGGAGCAACGCCCACCTCCGACTACTCATCCATTCGTGTCATTGACCGCCTGATGATGATGCCGGAGTTCGGTCTTGGCGGCATCCCCAACATTGTGGCGGAGATACACTACCACGCAGACCACGATATGGTGGCCTACGATGCAGCAAGGCTGGCCGCCTGGTACAACAATGCTCTGCTCATCATAGAGTCAAATACCCTTGAAACAAGGGACAAGAATCGTGATACTGGAGGCGATGGCTTCGAATATATCCTTGACATTGTGTCGGGCTTCTACCGTCCCCTCTATGCAAGGCATAAGAAGGAGGAGGACTTTGAGGAGGGCATCCAGCGCAAGTGGGGTTTCCATACCAATGTGTCCACCAAGCCCAAGATCATCGACAATATGCGAGCCTGCCTCCGCGATGGGCTATGGGATGAGCCAAGCAAGAACTGCTGCGAAGAGATGGCCGCATACATTGATGACAACGGCACCTTCACCGCACCTCCGAAGATGCACGATGATGACCTGATGGCTACCGCTATTCTCCTTTGGGTGGCATACAAGGAAATGCCTCTCCCTACCTGGGGGAGAAAAGGTAGGGAGGAAAATGAAGAACGGCTGCATATCACTGGCAAGGATTCAAGTTTTGTCAAACTATAATTATGAAAGTATTCAAGAAACTGGCAGCGATAGTTGTTACGGCCTATGCCAACTATCTCTATAAACAAGCCGTGCGAGAGGCCGATGAGCGCTATGCTCGCGAACACACTATGATATATGTAGCCTCCAAGAATTTTGATCCGGGCTACCTCACCACCTATGACCGCACCCGCTTCAAGGTAGAGAAGGAGGTCTTCGGCTACCACGCCCGTCTGCTGACCTTGCAGACACTGAAGAATGGATGTTACTACCATACTCCCGACAAGGTGGGCAACCAGGCGATGAGCAAGCGAGAGAAAGAACGCAGAAGGCTCTTCTTTGTGAGGGAGCGACTGGAGAAAGCGAAACTGGTATAGCCACAAACACCTATAGACACCTATAGGCGTTTCTATGCACTTCTATGGGCGATTTCCCTATGTGCTATAGAATAAATCGTATGTGTCTATAGAAAAAATCGTAGGCGTTTCCATATGCGAAAAAGCCCTCGGAGTCGAGGGCTTTCATTTATTTGATCTCTGGAGTAATGCCTATCTTGCCAACTGGGTGGGCAGGAGGTGGCGGGGACATTATGTTCTCCGCAGTAGGCCCCGCAGAGGGGACTGCCTCTTCGGGAGCCACGCCCGGCACTTCGCCATTCTGGGCTGCCTCCACTTCTGCCTCCCTCGCCTCCATCTCCTGACGCAGACCTTCCATACCGGGACGATATCCGTACTTGAGGTACTGCAAGGGCGAGATAGCACCGATGCCGAGGAGTTTGTCGAGGGTCTCGTTGGCGAGTGCCCTATAGACTGGAGCAGCGGCACTCTCCTTGATCTTGAGGTCGTACTCTATGTTTCCGATCTCGTTGAGGTTTAGGTTAGCATTATCAAAGATGCCATCAATGCTTCCGGCAATGTCAGTCCAGCGCTTCTCATCATAGAAGAGTACAAGGTTCTTGAGTTTCTTCGTATGGATGTCCTCCATAAAGATGTGAAGCTGGGTGAGCAATGCTGCGATAGGGGTGCTGGCATTGTTGGTCATCTGGGCATAGAGTGATCCCGATGTGCCGGAATATGGTGTCTTGCCCTGGATGGCAGCAGACACTGCGGAGGAGTTCTCCATCATTCGTGAGATGGACTCCACCAGCCTTGACACATCAAAGGTCTGTGCCGGGCCGTGGAAGACCTGGGGCATCAGTTTCTCCTGCCCCTCTTCCATCTCAATGAACATCATATCATCTATGGATGTCCAGCGTCTTGCGAACTCTTTCAGCTTCATATCCTTCGGCACAATCTTCTTCGGCACGACCACCACGCCCTTGCTCTGGGCACGGAGCAGCCAGTCGTTGAGGATGTATGCCCTGTTGATAGCCATATTGTGGTCTACCATATCACTGCAATAGCCGACGATCTTTCCGTCAGCCATAGGGGTGGCGCAGATGGAGAAGGGGTGCGCCCTATCGGGATAGGGTGACTCGCCTTCCCAAAGGATCGTTCCATCAGGTGCGAGGTATCGGCAGTACCAGTAGGTATCCTCGAAGAAGCCATTGCGCTCCTCCTCATCTCGGCCATAGCCATCACCGATGATATAGGGGATATCTTCCTCCGGCCATCCCGCTGCAAGTCCGGCACTGCGTCTGCGAGCGTTGGTCTCTCGGATGCTCCTGCGATACGGATAGTCATCAGCATCAATGATCTCCTCCGTACCTCTCTGAAGATCATTCAAACGGATGCGAGGCTTTGACTCCTTCGTCCAGACCTCCAGGACATAGCACTTGCTGACATCGCCCGACATAAACTCCGTTCTATCATTGCTCCGCTTCTCGGTGATATCATCCAGAGTATCGTTGCGGAAGACCACGGACTGGTCGGGGTAGATGGCTTTAAGGATTGCATAGTCCTTTTCATTCCTGGCGAACTTCGCAGTGACCTGCTCAAAGGACATCTCAAAGAACTGCCCGATAATCGTCAAGTCCCAGAAGCGGGGATCGGACATAGCGGAGTCGAAGAATACCTGGTTGGTGTTTACATAACTCGTCCACGAGTCCATCCTATTGTCGGGGCCTCCGTGGGCATCGTATGACTCGTGTGCTATCGCCATACCGCCGGTACACATATCCTTTGTCCAAAGGGTATAGAGAGCCTCCATCTTGTTCTTGTTGCAGTTCGCCTGAAGACCTGCGGTCAGCACCTCGCCATACTGTTGCTCGTTAGGATCGTGTGCCGAGCACAGTGGCTCGTTCTGCTCCTTGAGCAGCACACCGACTATGGTATCCACCTTTGACTTGATCTGGTTGGTCTGGAGGACGACATTGCCGGTATCCATCAGGTACTTTCGCATCGTCATCGTTTCGCCATTGACGGTGATGAGGTCGCCCCACTGGTCGCCATAGGTGAAGCGGGTGACTCTCGCCCTACGCTCCCTAAACTCCGATAGGTTGTTCCAGAGGGTCTGGCAACGCTCCAGGAGCTGCACATCCCTCTCTCGGCCAACTCTCTTCTGCCTTGTCTTTACGGTATCCATATCCGTGACGGATACCCTTCGTATGAGCCTATGTTTACTTTGCATAGCAATTTCCCATTATCGTAGCAAATGTGTATAATATCGCCTTATGCCGTAGTCTATCTTCGC